TTGACGAAATAAGAAGAAGAATAAAAAAGGGCGGCAAGAATGAGTACTGATATTATTTCAATTGACTTCCCGGGATATAACCCATTGGAAGTAATCTTATCTGAACCCGATGATTTTTTAAAGGTCAGAGAAACTTTGACACGTATAGGTGTCGCTTCAAGAAAAGATAAAACATTATATCAGTCCTGTCATATTTTACATAAACAGGGCAGATATTTTATAGTTCATTTTAAAGAGCTATTTGCCTTAGATGGAAAAACTGCAGATCTTTCGGATAACGATTTGCAGAGAAGAAATACTATTGCTAAATTGCTAGTAGATTGGGGATTAGTTAAAATTAATAACTCTCAATATTTTACCAATTATGCACCTTTATCTCAAATTAAAGTTATCTCCCACAAGGAGAAAGATGAATGGAAGCTTGAGACTAAGTATAATATAGGCAAGAAAAAGTTAGGCAATTCATATAAATAAGTATATAGACCAGTAGTGATCTCAAGTTGGACTTGCAACCGCTCTCTAACGAACTGATCGTTTTTAGTAACCTTAAAGGAGACCATTATGTGGACTAAACCAGAAGCAACTGACATGCGTTTCGGATTCGAAATCACCATGTACGTAGCAAACCGCTAATCCCAATCGGGATGGGAACTGGTTGGTAGGCCCAGTTAAAACTACCACTTCATAAGAAAGGCTATGCCTTATGGATAGTTGTTTCTTAGACCTCGAGGGGTATTTCGAGGAACGTAATCGTAATTTTTTAAACTCGCTTAATCAAGGAGCATATATGTTAGCATACGCAAACATGGCTATAGATGCCATTCAAAATTCTAAAAAAGCTTTTCTCACTACCTTTGTTAAAGAAGATTCTGTAAGAAAACCACTCGAACAATTTGTAGAATCACAGGGTTCTTTTGCAAGACAAATCGCAAAAACAAACTGGGATTTTGCTGAGGCGGTTATCGATACTTCCCACAAAGCATTCCTTAGTTCTAAAACTGATACTAAATAAGGAGAGAGAAATGACTTTTGTACCTAATTTTTTCGGAAAAGATTTTGACAAATTTTTTGTAGGATTTGACGATCAATTTAATCGTCTATCCAAAATACATGATGACATCACAAAAAATATTCCAAATTATCCCCCATATAATATTAAGAAAACTGGCGACAATAACTATACAATTGAATTGGCAGTTGCAGGTTTTGCAAAACAGGATATTGAGATTGAATTTGCTGACGATAAGTTAATCGTTAAGGGCAGTACATCTGACGATGCAGATTCAGATTATTTGTTTAAAGGAATCGCTGGTCGTAACTTTACTCGTACCTTTGCATTGAACGATCAAATTGAAATTAAAGGTGCAGAACTATTTAATGGTATGCTTCAAATTGCTTTAGAAAGAATTATTCCTGAGCATAAGAAGCCGAAAAAAATTGAAGTAAAAGATACAAGTGAAGTAACTCCAAAGAATTCTAAGAAAGAACTTTTGTTGGAGGATGTAAATGATAAATGATCTCTTCGGCTGGGTTAAAGGGATCTTTGAACATAGTTATGCAACTGAATTAGAAAATTATATTATTCTGCATAATCCAAAAGATGGCGCAGATGTGGAAAGATTGACCGTGCAGTATAATCAACGCATGGCTAGAGAAAACTTCAGCAATTAAAAAGAGTGGGCTTCGGCCCACTCAAATACTTGAGAGGAAATTATGGTTAAGATTTTAAAATTTATGTCGGGCGAAGAAGTTGTAGGTCAAATTACTAAGAGCCCAGAAGGTTCTCTTATTACTATGAAAAAGCCCTGCGCAATTATGTTGATTGGATCTAAGTCATCCCCGGATCAACATTCAATGGCATTAATTCCCTATGCCGCATACACTAAAGATCACGAAATTGAAATTGATGCGCGCCATGTAATGTGGGAAGCGGAACTAGCAGATGATGTTCTGAATCAATATAATTCGTTATTTGGTTCGGGTATTCAGATTGTTTCTGGTCATCAGAATCCGAATACCTCTCAATTGAACATTGTAGGCGGTTAAATAGTTTCTTTGCAAAGTACATTATAAATTGCTGACCTTACAGTATTATCGTCAGATAAATTTGTAATGTACGATCCAAATTCATGATATTGTCTATACACAATAATATTATTTTCATCTGCAAAAAGATCTCCTAACAAATATAAATTAGCCTCGGGACAATTTACTATTCCGTAGGTGTATATACGTTTTACTGGTTCTTTAATTATTGAATAATTAAATGATTTATTAAATTCAGTAACAGAATGAAATTCATATAAAGTCTGTTTTTCATTTAGCATTCCCTTTTCAATATATACGGTGTAATCCTTTTCGCCACCTATGTATTGCCAATCTTTTGAGTTGTGGATTATTCTTTCTGTATTTTGACCTAAATCCTCTATTGGTAGAGTAAAGCTGTTAGGCTTGCCGGCGTACGCTGAAGTCAGCAAAAGAAGAGCCGCGATAAAAGTTATTAAGATTTTCATAATCTTTCCTTAGGTTGTCAATGGATGTTAATGATATTTCACAATCAATCCATTTTAAATTGTTATACCAAACATACCCAGGGTAACCCTTGGGTATTAAACACCGTCCAAGCTCAGGTTTTGCATCAATGCGAATTTGTACTACAGCCCAAATTAACCAACAAATATAAAGTATAGCTACAAATGAAATGCTCCAACAATATGCTTTGTATTTAAGTTTTTTTATTTGTTTTCTTTTTATAATTGCAAGTTGAGAATTTCTTCTCATCTCTGCTGAAATTGCAATTGCCTGTTCTTTACCTACTACTTCCATCATTGCTTGCACTTCTGTCCAAAGAGCACCTAACTCAGGCGGACTTTGATATACCATAATTTCACGCAACTCTGTACCCATTGCATCCAATTGCTTTTTAAGTAGAACGCGTTGCAATGCACGTTTGCCTATACTATCTTCACCATGATAAACTTCAGTTTTACTACGACGTTCTTCTTCTTCAAATATTGCATAGCATTTATGTAGATTGTCAAAGTATACACCTAACTGCTCACCAATCTGCGTGTAGATATTAGACGTCTCGCCATCTTGCTTGTTTAGACGTATGATGCGATTTTTTTCTTCTATAAGCTGATTTTGTTCAGCTACAGTCGGAGGACGATCTTTATGTGCAGTATGAAACTGATCATCAAGATCCTTCAGAACATCTTTAATGTCCCCCGCTGCGCCTTTTATATCCTTGTAAAGTTTACAACCTTCTTTAACAAGTTTTACTGCCCCATTCGCAAGAGCGAATAGTGTTAATGGATCCATCTTCCGTTAATTACTTCTTTTCAGGTAATGCGGTACCTTCTAATTTCTTATGGACCTTAATTGTTTTACAAACTTCTTTTTCTTTTTTAGTCTTGTTATCAAATTCTTTGACACATACCTTTTTTGTTTCTGCGGCAAAAACCGAAGTGGTTAATGCCAACAAAGTTAATACTAGTAATTTTTTCATTTCTTTTCCTTGGTAACAAATTTTTCGGATGCGGTGAATCCCAGTCCACCTATAACAATATACATCATTGTATCAAAAGTCTGAGGATTAACCTTCTTTTCAAAAAACATTTCTGCGATGAATCCTGTAGCAAGTAGAATGAATGCCAAAAAAGTAATCATTCTTTTGCTACTAGGATTATTCTCACCCTCTCCTGATAACATTTTCGAGAGGAAGTTCATTTAGACCTCAGGGTGGGGAGGTTGTGCTGGTGCTGGTTTACCACCGAAGCCTTGAGATACTACACCGTTTTCCATATAAACCCATTCGCCAGATTTTGCTGAAGGTGCAGCTGATACTGTAGGGGTTACTTGCACAATAGGCTCTGCCTTTGCAACTGATGGTGGTTCAGGAGGAGGTGTGTAGGGTTTATTTGCAGCATCGATTGCCTTAGCTCTTAATTCTTTATCATCGCCTGCAAGCATAATGCCTGATAATGTACCAGTTAAGAATGTTGCTATAGGAATAATAAGTTCAAAAAACTTATTGTCCACGGGACTCATGCCATTCATTGGTTGTGTGACAAAGATTAAACTATATAGAACAACGAATACAATTCCAAAAAGCGTTAATCCTAGAATTATACCAATAAAAAATTTTAATCTTGCATTTAGTTCTTCGGTTGTGTATTTTTCTTGTGCGAATATCATTTATTTCCTCCAGTTTTATCTTTTACATAGTGTTTTAAATCTTCAGGGCATGTACCATTTGCGGTGCAGTATGGTTTCTGACACATCTTTTCACCCCAATTTTCAGGGTCTTGGCAAGGATATCGATAACCTTCCTTACATGCAAAGAGAGTAAGTGGTAATAATAGAAGTAGTAAATATTTCATTAATGTACTCCTAATACGTGAAGTGCGTGAGCATAATGTTTCTTACGATCTTCAAGTCCTATGGTGCCACCGTTAATGATCTTAGTCATCTTTTCGATGTCGCCTTTATCCGCCCACTGATTAAGTTTATTGGTTTCCCAAAACCAGCAAGCGGATTGTGCGGCACCTTCGAACGTTGCCATATATTCTGCAGCTTCTTCTGGAGAAATTTCAAGTGATGCTGCAAACCAAGTGTAATTTGTTTTACCAGTCAATTGAATTAGTCCACGACCACGATATTTGAATCCATCGCCAGATGCTTCATTCCCATTACCCATGCGGTCGGCATAGATTTTGTTTGCAATCTTTTGAGGGTTCTTTTCGTATGCTTTAGCAGTTCCAATGTCTTTGAAGTATTTTCCAAATATCTTCATTAGACTTTCTGCTTTGTAGTTCAGATTCTCAGAGAGGAAGATAAACCCGCCGGATTCATGAGCACATTGTGCAATGAATGCTGCGATTCTCTGAGGGGTATTGATTTCATAATCCGGAAGCAATTGACTGAGTGCATGATGCCAT